AGATCCTCTGTCGCTTTGCTCTCGGAGACTGGCAGGGTCTTGGATACGATAAGGGCATTACCTATCAGAGTACCAACAAGGGTGACCTGATCGAGAAGCACATTATCCCTCCAGAGCTTCGCTCGAAGGCTGCCGCTGAAGCTGCTCAGTATCTCTACCCTAAGCGTAAGGCGATCGAGCATAGCGGTGAGGTTACTAACGTCGTGGAAGAGAAGCTCAGCACGAAAGAGATCGAGACGATTCTTCGTTCTGATCTGTTCTTAAATACTGGGAAGCAGTGACCTATCATCCTGAGATCGAGCGTATTGCCCGTGGCCTAAAGGAGCTTCATGAGCGGTGGAAACCCCATGAGGCTCAGATAGCTATCGGTAGAGCCCTGATCTCAGAGCGTAAGAAAGACGTGTTCGCTCAATGCGGGAGGAACTTCGGCAAGACGGAGCTAGTCTCGTACCTTTTGTGGAGATGGGCTTGGACGTTCCCAGGGAGTGAAAACTACTACTTCAGTCCGTTCATGAAGCAGAGCCGTGAGATTCTGTGGGCTTCTCGTCGCGTTCAAACCTTTGGTCCTGAATCCTGGATCGAGAAGGTCAATGAACAGGAGATGCGGATCACGTTCTCTAACGGCTCATTCCTAAAACTCGATGGCTCAGACAACGTGGAAGCGTACCGGGGTGTTAAGCCTAAGGGCTTGACGGTTTTCGATGAGTTTAAAGACTTTCGTCCTGAGTTCTATGAGGCCTACGATCCTAACAGGGCTGCCCACGATACGCCTCTTTTCATCATCGGTACTCCTCCTGAGTTTGACGGGCAGTTCAATCAGGTAGGTCAGTCATGGGCTAATGATCCTACTAAAGCCTTCTTTAAGTTCCCAACAAACTCTAACCCCCATATCGGCGCAGTCTGGCTAGAGAAGAAGAAGGCTGAACTCTACGCCCGCGGTGAGGGTGATAAGTGGGAACGGGAGTACATGGCTGAGTTCGTTCGGGGGGGCTCTAAGCGAATCTTCCCGATGCTGACTCCCGATATGGTCAAACGTCATTCAGACATCTGGCAAAAGATCGAGCGCGACCGTAGGCGACTTGAATGGTTCTGTGTCGCTGACCCTGCTGGCGCATCAACCTTTGCTGTTCTGTTTGCTGCGATCAATCCGTACACTCGTGAGGTCTATCTCCTCGATGAGATTTACGAGCAGCGACAAGAGGAGATGACCGTTAAGCGCATTGGTGGCCGTATCGTTCAGAAGACTAGGCAGCTACACAAAGGCGAATGGCGCTACATCTACGATGAGGCTGAAACTTGGTTTGCTAACGAGATGCTTGAGCACTGGGATCTCGCTTTCGAGCCTACGCAGAAGGCTAAGAACGATAAGACGACAGGTCTATCCCTGATCAAAGACGTTATGCTTGCGAGTAAATGGATTGTGTCAGAGCATTGCTCTAAATGGTTTTGGGAAGCTGACAACTATCAGAAGGACGACGAGGGTAGGATCGTTAAGAAACACGACCACCTTCTCGACTGTAGCCGATACCTACTATCAGCAGCTCATTACTCGCTCAATGAGTCTCAGGTTTACGAGAAAGAGGCTGATCCAATGTGGCGCGGCTCTCGAATTGAAGACGACTTCCCAGGCTTTAACGAGCTTGGGGAGAAAATAGACGACTGGGGATATGAATGACGATTATTGCCGCTTTCACTTTAGCCATAGGGATTATTCAGATCGTTTGCTTAGCTGCTCTCTTTTGGGGTCTAGTTGAGCTACGGGCTATGCAAAAATCGACTCATTCAATACAGTATATTCCAGCGGATGAAAGCTTTCAGAAGGTGACAGATGCTGTAAAAGAAAGCCTGTCCAAAGACCTATTCGACAACGTGGGGTAACAGATGGATCAAGTCTACTCGTTTGATGATCTCAATAACGAAGGAAACTATGTTAGACCTTCAAAACCCCTCTACTCGCTAGACCTTGATGATCCCGATAACGAGAAGAACATCCTTGAATGGTTAAAAGGTGAGCGCGATTTCCTTGAGAGTGAGTCCCGTGACCGAGTTCGGGTCATGCGGCGAAACCTCGCTCTCTATAAGGGCATTCAGTACCAAGAACTTGAGAGTCGTGTAGATGCACGAGATCGCGGTGCTGACAAGTCTTCGTTTATGCGTAAGGTGGTGGCTAACCATCTTTTTGATTTGACGAAGAACCGCGCTAGCCGCCTAGTTAAGTTTCGTCCGGCTGTAGCCATTCTGCCGACTAATGATGAGCTTGAGGATAAACTTGCAGCTAAGTCTGCCAAGGCTCTGCTCGATCATATTTGGTACGAAAATGACTTTGAGGGCGTCATGCAAGTCCAGCTTGCTACCTACGCTCAGATTATGGGTGAGGTGTACTGCTTCGTCGTTTGGAATGAAGACAAGGGTGATCTATCCCCTGCATACCTTGAGGCTAAAAAGGGTGCTAAGGGCGGAAAGATCCCTATGCTCGACGAGAACGGGCAACAAGTAACCGACCCTCAAGGCAATAAAGTCTTTATCGACAAGCCTGTGCGAATCGGTGACGTGGACTACGTTATCCACTTAGCTTCTGAGATCCTTCTTCAAAAGAAACAGAAGTGGGATGAGGTGGATTACTGCTTCCAGATTGAGCCTATCTCCACCGACAAACTCCGTATCCTCTACCCTGAGAAGGCTGCTTTCATTAAGGACGAGGATGTCCAGATTTACGACTACGAGAAGATGGAGTTAGTCGCTACTCGACGTGAGACTCTTAAGTTCACGTTCTGGCACAAGCGTAGCCCACAGATGGACAAGGGCCGTAAGATCGTATTCACGAACGATACAATCCTTGAGAACACAGAGTTCCCATTCTCCCACTCCCAACTCCCATGCGTAAGGTTCACCGATCAGGACTTGCCTGGTGAGTTACATGGCCAGAGCTTCTATGAACAAATCAAGGGGCTTACTGGCACCTACAATAATCTCACTAATATGCTTATCCGTAACGCTGTTATGGTTTCTCATCCTAAGTGGATGGTACCTGCTGGCAGTGTTGCTCTCGATCGTTTGGGAAATGATATTACTATTGTTCAATACAAAGGACCACAACCACCAGTCCTAGCTACTGCCCAAAGCATTCCGAGCGATCTGTTTTCCTTCCGCGACAAGCTCAAGGAAGAGTTCCAACAGATCAGCGGAGTCTTCGGCGTATCTCGTGGCGAGCCGCCTCCGGGTATTAAAGCAGGCGTGGCCCTTCAGTTCCTTTCAGAGCAGGAGAGCGAACGGTATAACGAGCTTGTCCTTAAATGGAACGAGATGATCCGTCAAATTGCTGACATGACTGTTGCTGTCGCTGGTGATTACTACGACGAGTCTGATGAGCGGATGGTTCGGGTACTTGGGAAGAATAACGAGTACATGACCGAGTTCTTCAAGGTGAGTGCCTTGGAGAAGGATTACGACATTCGGATTCAGAACAGCTCGGCATTGCCTAAGAGTGTTGCTGCCCGTACTCAGACTCTTCTGGATCTCTCTGAACGGTTCCCAGATCAGTTCACTGGCGAGCAGGTTATCGACATGCTCGATCTCGCGCAGAGCGATAAGTTCACCGATGCTGCTACTGTCTCTGTTCGTACCGCTGAAGCTGAGAATGAAAAGCTGTACGAAGTAGAAGACCCTGAAACCATGGCTCCTACTGAGTTTGAGAATCACATCCTGCACTGGAAGATCCATACCAGACAGATGCAGGAGTTCAGGTTCAAATATAAAACCGATCAAGCGATTCAGCAGCGGTTTAAAGACCACGTTATGGCGCACGAGTTTTTGATGACTGAGCAGGCTAAGAAGTCTCCTGCTTTTGCAGAACAGCTCAAGACGCTTCCGATGTTCCCCATGTTCTACTTTGAACAGCCAGCTCCGATGCCAATGCCACCGATGCCAATGCCTCCGGCTGGTGGGCCATTGCCTCCTGTTAATCTTCCAGGCCAAATGCCTGTAAACCCCATGGTTGGGGGGGAATCCCAACTACCAACACTTGAACCTCAACCAAGCCTAGCTACTCAGCTTGCTGGTGGTCCTATCCCACCAATAGCGCCGACTAGCGCAGTCTAAGGAGACAAGATCGAATGTCAGAAAATGCCGCACCACAGACTCAAGTAGCAGAAG